GCTGCTTACGGGGGTGCTCTTATGATGTTTCCACATTCTATCACGGTGTACCACTATAATGCCCACACCGGTGCTTATGCCCGCCAGTATATCCAAGGGGTGTACTGGCAGGGCGGCGGAGAAGCCACAGCAGCTAATAATGGAGAGGAACATAAGCAAGTCGCAAGCGTTATTCTCTCTCCGCAAAAAACGGCTCTGTGCGCCGCTGGTGCGCTTTCCGTGCACCTTGACGATGTGATCGTGCGTGGAAAAGGTCCGGATATACAGTCCGTTCAGGACTTGACGGACTACGCCAAGATTGTCAGCGTCACGGAGAATGTGTGCGGTAGTACAGTGGACAACATTGTGCTGGGGGTGTGCTGATATGGACGGCTTTTCCGTGCGTTTGGATACCAGTGTCTTGACTGCACTGGAAAAAGCGGTGGAGATCCCGGAGTCTGTGCAAAAAATGTTTGCAAACGAGCTGCTGAAGCTGAGTGATCCATATACGCCCTTTGCCTCCGGTGTCTTGAAGGACAGCGGGCGAGTGACGGAAGGCGGCAAGGCTATAGAGTACAACACGCCTTATGCAAATTATCTCTACCACGGGAAACTGATGGTGGACCCTAAGACAAGAAAAGGCGCATTCTATAGTCCGGATTACGGCTTCTGGAGCCGTCCAGGCGTTCCAAAGGAGCTGACAGACAGAGACCTGCAATTCCAGGGTGCACCGCAGCGCGGCGCTTTTTGGGTGCAGCGGGCTTTTCAGGTCAATACGGACGCGCTGGACGGCGTACTGGTCCATGCCCTTAAGCAAGAGTTGGGAGGATAAGATGGCACACACGATCATTGAAAGCGTTAAGGCGTTTATCGCCAAGTGTCCATATTTGAACGAGCTGAAAACGCTGAATATCGACTTTCTTGGCGCAAATGACGGTGGGTACTCCATTGAGGAAGTGCCCACCAATGTTATACGCACGCAGTATGTGGACGGAAGCAGCGAACGGCAGTTTGTTTTTGTATTCGCCGCCCGGTTTCCATGGAACCAGGAGCGGGAGAACAACCTGGAAAACAGCGGCTTCTTTGAGCATTTCCAACAGTGGCTAGAGGAATGTACAGAGAATGACACCCTGCCGGATATGCCGGAAGGGTGTACGCCGTTCAGCATTGAGGCCACAAGCAGCGGCTATCTCTTTGGCATTGAGAATAGCCAGCGTTATGCAAAGTATCAATGCCAATGCACTTTAATTTACGATAAGGAGTAAAAAAACTATGGCAGACGCAAAAATTAAAACCTCGAAAATCGCACTGTTTATCGACACCGGCGACAGCAAGTCCAGTCCGACTTGGTCCCGGGTGCGCAAGCAGAGCGAGCTGCAGCTGAAGTATGATGGGTCCACAGAGGAGGACAACTGGGTCGATCAGGATACGCCGTCTACTTCACTTGAAAAGTATGCCGTCTCTGTGGACGGTGAGATGACCTGCTATAAGGGTGATCCGCTCTTTGAGTACCTGGATAACCTGCGGCAGAAAAGAGCCACCGGCACAGATGCCGAGACAAAGGCCCTGGTGGTCTATCTGTACGATGAGACCGCCGGCAAGTACGCTGCAGAGCTGAACGAGTGCACAATCCAGTTCAGCCAGTTTGGTGGTGAAGGCGGTGGCGGTTCCGCCAGCCTGTCTTACACCGTTACCTTTAACGGCGATCCCACGCTGGGTACCGTTACCGTAAGCGATGGCGCACCCACCTTTACGGCGGCGAGCGCAACGGAGTAATGATTTTGTGGGGCGGCTTTGGCTGCCCCACTTCCCATATAGGAGGACAAGATGAATAAGCTGAATATTGATGTTCGCAAGGGCCTGTACACCATTGAGGTGAACGACCAGGGCGATACCATCGTTTTTGATACAGAAGATATTGAACTGCCTTTCAAACTGAATGACGCTTACATTCAGGTAGACAAGGCGCTGAAAAACCTGAAGCGGCAGGAAGCTGTGATCGCAAAGAAAGACGATGCCAAAAAGCACGGCCTTGTATCTGCAAAGAACGAGGAGACCCGAAAGCTGTACAAGAAGGCGTACGCCGAAATGCGTGCAGCAATGGACACATTTTTGGGTGAGGGCGGTATGCAGAAGATCTTTGGCAATCGGAACTACCCGGATATGTTTGACGATCTGTTTACCGCATTGAAGCCACACTTTGAAGCAATGGGGATCAGCGCAAAAGCCGCTGCTGATCGTGTCGCAGAGAAGTACGCCGATGGTGACGAGGATGTGATGGAGTGATATACCCGGAATATGTCCGCATAAACGGCGAAAAGGTCAAAATCAAGACGGATACACGCACGGCCCTGCGTGCGCTGGAAGTGGTGAACGATAACCGCATTGGAGACTATGAGCGCACAATGGCCGTTTTGTTCATTATGTACGGCTCTATTCCCAAGGATGAGACCTTGTGGGAGCCTATGCTGGAGCAGGCTACGCGCTTTTTGCAGCGCAACGAACCGGAGGAGGGACAGTGCGCTGAGGAGTTGGATATGGACATTCTTTTTGACGAGAAGTACATTATGGCCTCTTTTATGTCGGACTATGGTATTGATCTGTCAAAGGAAAATATGCACTTTTGGCGGTACTGCGATCTGATTGCCGGGCTGACAGAGAACTGCATACTTTCCCGCGTGCGACAGATACGCTCTTGCAACCCGGATGATTACGCAGAAAAGGACAGACACGCAATATACCGTGCCAAGGACCAGCTGGCGCTTCCACGCCGCCGTACACGCGAGGAGCAGGAAGCAGAGGAGCGGTTTGAGGCACTGTTTGATTAGGAGGTGAGAACGTGGCAGAACATAAGCTGAGAATTGATGTGAAACTTGGAACCAAGCAAGCGCAGCAGGAAACCAAAAAATTGAGTGATAGCTTTTCAGGTGTGAAAAAGGAAATTGAAGATACTGTCAAGAGCGCTAATGAGCTTAACAGTGAGGTCGGCAAAAAAACAGAATGTAACATTGATGTTAAAAAAGCAGAGAAAAAAGTTGAGCAACTTACTAAAGAAATAAACAAACTTAAAGAAAAGGAGGAGAAATTAAAGAGCGGCAAAAGACTCAGCCAATATGCGGAAGAACTTAACATCAACCATGAAGCGTATGTCTCTAAGATGAAGGATGCTGGGAAAGGAGCAACTTTAGAACAATTCCATAAAGCAATGGAGGACATAGACGCGGACAACGCTAAAACAAAAGAAGCTATCCGAAACAAATATGCATCTGAACTTTCAGAGCTGAAAGAGATTCAAAACGCCGAACGCAACCTTGTTCAGCAACGAAGTGCGCTTAAGGCAAAAATTGAACTGACAAGGCAGGCGGAAGAGGAGCATGCTAAAGCGGTTAAGGATACAGCCAAAGAAACGGATCAATCTTCAAAAAGACAAAGAGTGGCAGCCAGTGAAGCAAAAAGAACCGCAGCCAATCAAAGAGCGGTAACTAATGAAGCGAAGAAAACTTCTCGCTATCAAAGCAAAACATCTGGTGAAACTTCGCGCTTAGGCCGGCTGACAAAGCGTATTCATTCTTCTTGGACAGGCGTGCGGAAAACGGTGGTGTCTGTGGCTAAGGGCGCAATGTCCAAACTCGGCAGCGGGATCAAAAGTGCAGCCAAATTGGCTGGAAACATTGGCAGCAGGATCAAGCAAGCTGTCAAACCGGCAGAAAACCTTAGAAAGAAATTTCTGAAAATCGGACTGGCAATGTTGGCCGCTCGATCAGCTTTTATAATGTTCAAACAAGTTGTTTCTGAGGCCATGAGCAATAACAAGGAGCTGCAAGATCAGCTGCAGGCGGCCAAAGGCGTGATGGGTGAGGCGTTGGCCCCGGCGATCCAGTTGCTCGTG